CGACTGGTTGGTGCAGATCGGCACAGGCGCGCTTGCGGAGTTGTGTCGCGTGACCGCGATCGACGCGGACGCAGCCACCGTAAGCGTGGATCGAGCGATCCTCGACACCACGCCGCAGACGCACGACGCCGCCACGCCGCTGTTTTTCCTGCCGCCGAGCGCGAGCGACTGGGCACTCGATCCGACGCAGTACGCCGACAGCGACACGGTGGACGTCAAATTGCAGACCGGCACCGCGAGCGGCGAGATCGACATCAGCACCGTGACCGCGATCAGCGCCACGATGGCATCGCGTCAGGCGCGGCCGTATCCGCCCGGCAACCTCGAGATCAACAGCGAGGCGTACCCGACGCTGCTGCTCGGCCCGCTTACCGTCACCTGGGCGGAACGCGACCGCGTGGTGCAGGGCACGACGATTATCAGTCAGGACGACGCGACCGACTACGGGCCAGAGAGCGGCACCACGTACAACTGCTATGCCTACGACGACAGTGACGACACCCTGCTTGACAGTGACACCGGCATCAGCGCCGCCACGTGGTCGCCTGTGCTCTACGGCTCGCACATGCTGCGCATCGAGATCGAGGCCGAGCGCGACGGATACGTGAGCTGGCAGCGCCAGGTGCGCACCTTCATCTTCGTCGCCGACCGGGCGCGCATCGTCGTGAGCGGCGACCCGCGCGAGACCGCCACAGGCAACATCCGCGACACCACGGGGTAAGACAGACATGGGCAAGAGCATCGGACAACTCACCGCCGCCGGCTCGATTGCCGGCACCGAACTGATCGAGCTGCAAAAGCTCTCGGCGACCGTGACGATCACGGCCGCCACGCTCAGCGCGGCCGCCGCCGACAACAGCTACAACGACTCGGGCAGCGGTTTCGTGACCGCCGGCTTCACGGCCGGGATGCACGTGCGCGTGAGCGGCTTCACCGGCGACGTGGCGAACAACATCACTGACGCGGTGGTGACCGCGGTCACGGCGGGCAAGCTCACCATCGGAGGCACCGACGGCGACGTGATCGTCGACGACGCGGCGGGCGAGTCGGTGACGATCACCGCCTGGGAGAGCGTCTACGCGACCGCCGACCAACTGGCCGCTACGGACATGGCGACCCAAACCATAAAGGGCCGCACCACCGCGGGCACGGGCGCCCCCGAGGACCTGACCGCCGCGCAGGCCGCCGCGATCATCCAGGGCGACGGCCTGACCGCGACGCTGGCCGGCTTTCGCGGGATACCGCAGAACAGCAACAGCGCCAACTACACGCTCGTCGCGGCTGACGCTGGGAAGCACATCTTGCACCCGTCGGGCGACGCGAACGCGCGCACCTTCACGATCCCGGCGAACGCAAGCGTGGCCTTCCCGGTCGGCACCACTGTGACCTTCGTGAGCCAAACGAGCCAGGTCGTGAGCATCGCGATCACCACCGACACGCTCACCCTCGCGAACAGCACGACGACCGGCACGCGCAGCCTCGCGCAGAACGGGGTGGCGACCGCGATCAAGGTGGCCTCGACGAGCTGGATCATCAGCGGCGCGGGGCTGACCTGATGAGCGCCATCGTCCAGGCGCTGCTCATGAGCAGCGGCGCGGCCGCGCTGGCGAGCCCGCTGCTGGTGCTGCACATGGACGGCAGCGACGGATCAACCACCTTTACGGACAGCTCGAGCTACGCCCGCACCGTCACCGCTGGCGGCAACGCGCAGCTTGATACCGGCGTGACCCCGAAGTTCGGCAGCGCGAGCGGGATCTTCGACGGCACCGGAGACTACCTTTCTGTCGCCGCTTCGTCGCAGCTTCAGCCGGGAGCCAGCGACTTCACGCTGCACGGGTGGATTCGCCCGAGCAACGTCAACGGCGGCAACTACAACATTTTTGCCATGCGCGCGGACAACACCAGTTTTGCGCCGTTCCTGTTGCGGCGCTCGGGCAACGTGCTCTCGCTGCAGCACTCGACGAGCGGCGCGGACTGGGCGGCTCTTACCACGGGCGGCACCCTGACAGCGAACACGCAGCACCACGTTGCCCTGGTGAAATATGGCTCGAGCCTGAAGGTGTACCTCAACGGGAGCTCCGCCATATCGCAGACCGTGAGCGGCGCGCTGTACGACAACGGCGCGCCGCTGATCATCGGCGGCGACACCAACGTGAATTTCTGGATCGGCCACATCGACGAGGTCATCTACGAGACCGGCGCGCGGTGGACGGCGAACTTCACCCCGCCTGATGCTCCGTTCCCGGACTCCTAATATCCAGTATCGTATCTACCCAAATCCGCCCCGATTGCAATTAGGAATTCGGCCCTGTAGCCTGCCCACGCGCTTTATCCGGCCCCGGATTGTGGCTCCTGGTGTCGCGGGTTGGTCGCCATCCAATATTCCCAGCTGAACTCCTCATAGCACGCTCCGCAGGTCGCGCAGGTCGTTATGTGTGGCATCGTGTTACACCTCCATCCTCATCGCCGCATCAATCGCCGCGCGCATCGACTCGGGGTGCGCGAGCACGCATTCGGTCGGCAGATGCACGTTGCCGATCTGGTTGCCGGGATCTGCCAGCCAGTCGAGGCGGGCGGCGTCGGCGCGCAGGTCGGCCACCTCGGCCTCAGACAATGCGGCGTCTATGTTGGCAAGCCGGAGTTGCTCGTTCAGCCTCTCCACCTCCGCCCGCACCTCCCACAGCGCCGCGACGGTGGCGGCGATGGATTCGCCGGCCTCCTGCGCGTCCACGGGGTCCGCTATCATCTGGCACGTGCCATGCCTGGCCATCGTCTCGCCAATCTCGGCTGCATGCCTGCTCGCCGAGCACGTCACGGCGGCGGAGCGGGCGGCGGCCATGCGTCCGATGATGTTCATGGCGCGCTCCGTGCGGCGTCGAGTGTCGAATCCCAGTCGCACAAGGATTTCAGCCTCGCGACTGTGTGCGGGCAATCGTCCGGGCTGTCCCCGCCGAGCCAGTACACCAGGCAGGCGGCTACCGCATTGCGGAGTTCTGCGTTTTCCTCCTGCAGTCTCGTCCGCTCCGCGCAGGCTCGCGTCTTTCGGCACGTCGGCCCGCAGGTGGGGACGCCGGCGGCAAGCTCGTTTTCGAGTTCGAGGATGTGGGCGGTCAGCCGCTCGATCTCGTCAAGGCATTTGCGCACAACCTCGCCGCCGGGGTCTGGTAGCAATGAACTGCACTCCCGCATCTTCTTTGTGTCCATCATTCACTCCGTGCCGCTGGATAGGCGGCGTGGGTCCGTACAATCACTGTTAGGCGTGTTGCGCACCGCCAGCATTCCTGGCCCGCACAATGTCGCGGCACTGCTCGCGCATTTGCTTGGCATTCGCCAGCGCATCGTTCTTGGTGCAGAACGCATAGCCCGCTTCTGTGCCCACCCCGGCGCCGTAGATCGTGCCAATCCAGCCGCGCCACAAAGCGCGGTTGCGAACCTGCTCGAACCGCTCTGCATCAATGTCGCTATCCAGCGCGTTCGCGTAGGCGGCTACTTTGTCGGTCAGGTCAATCACAGCAATGCTCCTTGGTGCCGGCTCGGGGCCTGCGCACGGTCAATCGCGCCCAGCAAGTCGGCCAGCTTCTCGGCCTCGTCGCTGTCGTCGGGGTCAATCGTGCGCAACACTGCGGCGCAGTCGGTCAGCAGGCTCAGCAGCACAGCGTTTTCGCCGCGCAGTTCTTCGGTCGTTTGCATTCCTAGTTCCTTTCGGTTTTCCACCACACGCCTAACCCGCCAATCAAGCGGACCCGTCACGGAGTACCGTGCCGTGCCGCTTATCGGCAACGTTGGCAGGCAAAAGCATGTCACCCTGCACCGCCGTATCGCCGGCGCCGACTTTTGCATCCTCGAACAGACTGGGCTGGGCATACGCCTGCTCGATCCTCCGACACGCTATGTCAAAGTATTTGCGCTCGCGCTCGATGCCGGTGAAGTGCAAACCCATCCTGGCGCAGGCAACGCCGGTCGTTCCGCTCCCCATGAATGGATCGCAAACCGTGGCGGGGTTCGGCGCGTGCTGAATGCACCACTCCATCAGCTTCACCGGCTTTTGTGTCGGGTGCTCTTTGTCGTAGCTGGTCACGCTAAGGCGGTGCATCTTGGCCGGCTTCTTAAAACTGCACCACGCCTGCTCGCACATCGCCAGGCTGAAATTCTCCGGCTGCATCTTGTCCCAAACCAAAAACGTCTGGCTAGGCGGCAGTGGAAAGTAGTTGCCACCCCACACAATCAGGCTGGCCGCTTTCTCCTGCATCAACCCCCACAGCCAAGCCGCAGGCGGTTCCGCGTCCCACTCCATCTTTTCATGCGCTTGCCGCACCGGGTTCGCCGCAATCCCAATCCCGTAAGGTGGGTCCGTCAAAATCAGATCGACGGGCGGCAGCAGCGGCAACACTTCGCGGCAGTCGCCGTGCCACAGTTCGCAATTCCCGATTGTCACTTTCTCAGCCATCATCACTCCGTTTCACCGTTTGCCTGCCAACCCGGCAGTCCAGCGGACGCCGTGCCGGCGCCGCTGACTTTTGCGTTAGGCCCCCTTCAGAAACGCGATCCAGTGCGTTTTCTGCTGCTTCCCGCTGCGGTGCCCGACCAGGGGCTTTTCCGGTGTCAAAGCCAGAATCTGCGACACAGGAATTTCGTCTTCGCACCACTTGAATATCAGCGTTCCATCTGGCTTGAGCACCCGGAAGCACTCGGCAAATCCGGCCCTCAACATTCCGCGCCAGTCGCCCTTCAGGGTGCCGTACTTCAGCCCCACCCAGCCGGTGGCCCCGTTGCGCTCGAAGTGCGGTGGGTCAAACACGACAAGGGCGAATGTCTGATCGGCAAATGGCAGCGCGGTGAAGTCGGCCTGGTAGTCTGGGTCAATCACCAGCTCGCGCGAACCGCCCTTGCTCGAAACGTCGGGAAGTGTGTGGCGCTCGCGGCGTTTGTCAACAAACACGGCGCGCGCGTCCTGCCGGTCGAACCAAAACATGCGGCTACCGCAGCATGCGTCAAGTACCTTCTTTTCCTCGCTCACTGCAATCTGCATATCGCTCCTATCCGGCCTGCTTCGCAAGCCTCGGTTGGTAAGCGCCCATGCCTGCGGCATCGGCTTGGTGTGGTGCCCAGGTTGGGCGGTGTTGGTGGCAAGGCCTAACCGGGCGCTCAAGCGGACGCAGAGCGCCGCTTAGCTGTCTGGTTATGCCCCAAGCCATGCCATCGCGTTGATGACGCTTTCGCCTTCGGTTGTAAGGCGCGCTCGTCCGCGCCCTTCATCGCCAACGCGCTCAAGCTCGATCAACGCCTGCGGCACCTTCTCCATCAGCGGGAATACCGGCTCGCTCACAGGAGTCCATCCGTCCGCACCTGCGCCTTGCACCACCAGCCGCAGCAGATGCTTTTGCCTGCCGTCAAGTTTCGTTGTTTCGTTCATTGCTATCTCCAAGTTGAAATGTGGCATAACACGGCGATCCAGGCGCGATCGCCGCTACGCGGCGTCGGCCTGATCTTGGGCGTTGTGCGTCACAGCGGCACGTCCGCACGCACTTCGCCGACAGCAAACTGCTTTTCGCGCGCGTCTATCGTGGTCACATCAACCAGCCAAATGTCTATGCTGTGCGGGCACATGCCGGTCTTCGCGTGGAACGCCGTCATGGCTTCGAAAACTGCCGCTCGGATTGAGCCTTCCATTTCGCGCCGAGCCCCCCTGATTTGTTCAATGTCCATCGTCTTCTCCTTAAAAAGTCGGTGCTGGTGAGACGGCGCCGCACAACCCGTCAGTCGAGCCGACCTGCGCCAAAAGCGGCGCAGTCGGCTCACTTTTTGCGTTAGCGGGCAAGTCGGCTTCGGTCACGGCCAGTTGTCGTGGCTTGCCAACCATCGTGTAGTAAATACTCACGCCCACATGCTTTTTCGCCCATGTATCCAGCAGCGTCTGCAATTCGACCTGCGCGTCACGCGACACAGAAAACGGGTTGTCCCATGCCTCGCCGATCATGTCGTACCCGCGCTCGTCGGCAAGTTCCAATACCTGCGCAGCGTCTAGGGCTTGTTGTGGCTCCATCGTCATCACTCCTTTTCAGTCCTTCCGGGCGGCCTGCCCGTTACCTCAGCGTTAGATGCTTCCAGCTTTGCCTCTTCAAGCACAAGTTCAAGCCGGTGCAGAAACCAAGCCGAACGGTATGGGTCGGCATCGTCATACTCGTATATGAACCTGTGCAGTGCATTCGCCAGCTTGCTGTCTGGCTCGGCGCCATATCCCCCTTCGGCTACTCGCTTCGCAATGAAGTCTGAGTTAGCCACCCGCATGGCGCATTCCGTCCAGTCTGGCAGGTTGTTTGCTGGCGCATCCACGCCTCTAACATTTACGTCAACCTGACCTTGCGCAATAGGCGCTGTGCTCATGATTTATCTCCTTCCGGCGCAAGGCCGGTTACGCCAGCGTTGGGCGTCACCTTGCAGCATCGGCCAAACGTCATGTCTTTCGCCGCGCAGGTGCATTCGGGCGCAGCATCGTCATCACCGGTTGCGTTGGCGATGGCGGCACGCAATTCCTTGTGCGCATCGGTCTGGATGCTCAATGCGTTCACCTTCATTGCCGCCGCGAGCAATTCCGCCGCGGCAGCAATCAACGCGAGCGGAGCCCAATGTGTCGGGGTTGCATTGATGTACGGCCAAACAAACCGCTTAGGGTTTGCAAACCCATCCGGCTGCCCATAGTGTCCATCAGCAATCTTGCCGTTCCTGCCGCGTAGCAAGATGCGTGTGCCGTCTGTGGGTGCGGTCTCAATCGGCTGCCATTTCATTTGTTTGCCTCGCTACGTCTAGGTACATCCTCCCACCGACCCGGCGCCACCTGCGCCCGGATCGTCGCGGACTCCCCAGGCTGCGCCGTGTAGTACGGCATCGCCTCGCCGCGCACAATCCATTCGCGCTGCTCGCCGGTCTCCACGTCGCGGACTATCACGATCTCCTCGCGCCCGCTGGCAATCCGATATTCTGCACTGCTGCGGTCGTGCCATTCCGCCCACCCTTCTGCCGCATCGGCGGGGTCAGTCGCCGGGATCGTCGCGCCGTCTTCCTGCTCCTGGCCCAGGTCCGGGCACCAAACAACGTATGTCCTCATGTCTCAATCCTCCACGCCCAACTGGTCTAACAATTCCGTCAAGCCGACACCGCTTTGCGGTGCGGCCTAACCCTGCGCTGCGGAACCGTCCCTATCAGCGCCGCACACATTGCCTCGCCCGCGTGATAGAGCGCGTGCAGTTGCTGTGTACGCTCCTCCGGCCGGATGCACTCTTGCCGGAGTCGCCCATCGTTAGCGGCTACGTACACCCACGTAGGCGCGTTGGCCCAGCCCGGTCCGGCGCAATGCTCCGGCACGACCGCGATAACCCGCTCGCCCGGGCGCAGCCGGATCGTTTTCGGTTTCATCGCTCACTCCTTGCGTGGCAGGGTTAGCAAGACCGGCACCCCAAAAAGCACGCTCATGATGGTGGCACCGATGAGCGCGCGGGCTATCCCGCCGTCGAGACCGGCGAAAAAACCGAGGACTGCCAGACAGCACACAATCGGCGTGCCGGGATGTTGTCTAAGTCGGGCGAACATCACTCACTCCTTGCCTGATAGGCGGCAGATGTCTGTACATTCACTGTTAGGCGTCCAAATACAGAATCGTCCCGCACCCCGGGTAGGGTGCAGCCTCGGCAATCAACTCCACCGAGCTCAGTTCTCGGTCGCTGGAGAAGCCAAGGTCTCGCGTGTCCAAGCTGGCGCGCACAGCGCGGTAGGCGCGCTCAGGGTCTTCGGCTACAACGTATGCAACGCCATACGCCTGGCCGCTTCCGAGTCCGCTCGTCATGCCGCGGCAAGTCACTTTGTAGAGTTTCATCGTCTGTCCCTCTTCGTTCACCACGCCTAACCGTCACTGGAGCGGGACCGCTTCGCGGCCCCTCAGCTCAAGCGTTATCCAGCTTGCAGTGCTTGAAACAGGTATTCCTGTAGCCGCCCCAAGCATCGGAATCGTCGCCTGTCGGCCATCCGCAACTTCCATCTGCCTTGCAACCAGGTTCATCGCACAGAAGCGCGAAGCCCTCGTCGCAGCACTTGCACTCTGGGCACGCAGTCAGTTCGTAGGTGTCGCAGAACGGGCTCGGAGCGGTCAACAGCGCCGGCTCCAGCGTCACAGCACGGCACGCATTGCAGCGCCAAAGTCTCTTCTCTCGAATTCGTCCCACACTTCTCTCCTTCTCAACCGGCTGGATAACTGTGCCCTGCAAGGGACTCGCCTACGGCTCGCCCCTGAGCGCGGCGTTAGCCGGCAGCCGTCTCCGAGGTCTTCCACGAGTCCACGCGCTTCGTCAGCGTCACGTAGTACGCGGTCATGTGGTGCATCTGCTCCAGCAGCAAGCCGCGCTCGGGCTCGGCCACTTCGTTGAACTTCTTCGAGCCCACGAACACCTGCAGCTTGTTCAGGCGCTCGGCCAGTTCGTTCTGCTCGTCCAGCACGCGCTGCTGGTGCGGTTGAATGTCGCTCATATCGGTCCTTTGTCGTGCCGGCGTCATGGGTGCCGGCTAACCCTTCACTGGAGCGGGACCGCCCTTAGCAGGGCGGCCCCTCAGCTCAAACGTTAGAACTCACCGTCCGCCACCTGGAAGCAAGGTACGCCGTTCGCGCGCCACATCTTCACCACCCGGTCGCGGTCATCGAAAACTGCAACGAGGCGCTGGCGGTCATCCACCAGCATCGCGTCAAGCCATTGCTTCTTGAGCACGTCGTCGGCTGTGTAGTCGCCCTCAGCGCGCATGGTCAGCACATCCTGCGTGCCGAACGCGCTGTCAAAGTCGCTGTGCATGAAGGTCGTGTTCTGGCAGAGCCAATCCACAGTCTTCGCGCGCACTTCATCGCTGCGGCCGGAGAAGATCCACACATCCGCGCCAGCGTGGCGCAGCCGTTCCATCGTGGCAATCACCGGCTCGTTCGGCTGGTCCTTGTCGCACGCGGCGTAGAAGTGGCGCCACTTGTCGCGCGTCTCCCATTCCAGCATGCGCCGGCGGTGCTCAATCAGCGCCAGCGTGCCGTCAAGGTCAAAGATGTACAGAGGTTTCATCGCTTCGTCACCAGTGAGTTCTAACTAGTCGCTCCAAGCGACCTCCTACGGCTCCGCCTTCGTCGGCGCCTTAACTCCGACGTTAGGCCCGCGCCGCCCAGCACGAACCGTCGGCGATCTTGAAGGTCACATGCATGTCGGGTGTCACGCGCATCAGGTGCTTGTTGCAGATCGTGCCGTCCCACAACTTGCGGCTGTGCGTGCAGTCCTGGCACTGGTGCTCGTCTACGTCGTACACCTTCACGCCGCAGGCGCAGCACCACAAGCCGCGCTCGCCTTCGCGGCCCTGGGTCATCGTGTGTTTGCACTCGTCCATCATCTCGCTCCGGCCCCAGCGGGCCTAACTGGTCGCTCAAGGGCGACCTCCTACGGGCCTGCGGCCCTACGTCGGCGCCTTAGCTCCGACGTTAGGCGTCAGCATCCCAAGCAGCAACAACTGCCGCAACTTGAGTCTTTGCGTTAATGCCAGCCTTGAATCCGCGCCTGTATGCTTCATTTACCAGCGCCTCGCAATCGCGGCGGTTCTGTTCACCGTCAATGCTCTTAGCGTCGTCCCACGCCCATCCAGCCGCTTCGAGCACCTCTTTCACTTGTTGCCTCGTGAGCTTCAGAATGTCTACGAACATTCAATCTGCTCCTTGATAAATTGCGCAACCTGCCGCGCTCGCGTGGCCGTGTTCCGCGAAATGGCCAATGCTCATAAACGGGTCTTTGTCCGCCTGCACAATCAGCGCAAACACGATCGTGCGCAGCGTTACATTTTCGGCTCGTATGCGCACATTCTCATTCATCAGTTCTGAGTACATTTCATCCTCCAAAATCGCCTAACAACCGCATCAAGCCGACTCCGCTACGCTGCGCGGCTTAACCCTGCGCTGCGGAACCGATGCCAGCAGCGCCGCACACATAGCCTCGCCAGCGTGGTAGAGCACACTCAATTGCGGCGTGCGTTAGCGATTGTCACGCCCTCATTCCTGTCGCGCAGGCATTGGCGGCACTGACAATCCATCACTCACTCCCTGCCGCTGGATGGGCCGATGGGCGTCTCATCCGGCTCAATGAAGCACCGGCTGATTTCCTCGTGAAACTGAGTCGCCCCGCTGTTGTACGTCGGGCGCATTGCCAGCGCCCGCACCTGCTCATCGGTCAGCGTGATTTGCACGCTGCGATACGTTGGGCAGTCGCCGCAGTGAATCATCGGCCCGTCATCCCGAAACACCACGGTCAGTTTGCCGCTCGGGTATTTGGGTTCACTCATCATGATCTCCAAGCAGCCGACGCCGCTCCATCAGAACGGGATGTCGTCGTCCGCAAAACTATCCGTCACAGGAACCACAGGCGCGCGCGGCGTGTGGCGCGGCTCGGCATGCGCGGCGGCCTGTGGCGCGGATTCCGATTCCCGCTTGCCGAGCATCTGCATCCGCTCGGCGACGATTTTGGTGCTGTGCCGCATTTCGCCGTTCTTGTCCTGGTACTTCTCGGTTCGGAGTCGTCCCGACACGAATACCTGCGACCCCTTGCGCAGGTACTCGGCGCAGATTTCTCCGAGCTTGTCGAAGGCGACCACTGTCACCCACTCGACACCTTCGCGTTCCTTCGATTTCCATCCGACAGCCAGGCTGAACGACACAACGGCGCTGCTGCTCGACGTGTACCTTGTCTCTGGATCCTTCCCGAGGCGGACAATGAAGGAACAGGAATTGAGATCGTTAGCCATGTTCAGGCCCCTCCTGATTAAGCCGCTGCCGCGGCCGGTTGCGTGAAATTGATGAACTCCCGGAGCAACACTTCGGCGTTCTTGCGCGCGGCGCCCTTCATCCCCTTCGAGTCCAGGAACTCCTGAACCGGGTCCGCCGGCAGGCTCACGTCGCGGCCGCCGTCGTCGGCGTATTGCGCTATAGCCTCCGCGTCCTGCATCAGGTCGGCAGCGCGATCTGCGGCTTCATCCCAGCGGCGTTCATCCGCATAGGCGGCGTCGACGTTCGGGCCGATGGCCGGTAGGCCTATGGCGTAGTCGTTGAGGTCGAGCAGGCGGGTCATTGTGGTTCTCCCGTGATTCGCCGGGGTGGCGACTTGGGAGAGATATTACGGCGCGTTATTGCGATAGTCAATACACGGCGTAATATTTTTAATCGCGCTCTATCCTGCGGCCCTGCCGATCAGGGCAGCCAAGCACGTGACAGGCACAGAATGCTTGACAAATGCATTACGCCGCGTAATGCTTGACGCCATGAACGCCATAGCTCAATACCGCATTGCCCACGGACTCACCCAGCAGCAGTTAGCTGATCGGCTGGGGGTGTCGCAGCCGTTGATCTGCCTGTTGGAGAGCGGGGTTCGCAAACCAAGCCCGCTACTTGCCATCCAAATCGAGAGGCGGACGGGCGGCGTGATTAACCGCCAAATCCTACGCCCGGACCTGTTCGGGGTCGCTGCATGACCAAAGACCACCGCATCGAGGTCTACATCGACGCGGTGATGTATCTCGCCTTGCTCAGGCGTTCCGAGCAAGCCGACCGGACGATTAGCCAACATGTTCGCCACCTGATCCGCGCGGATTTGGAGTCCAGCGTCGCTGAAATCCTGGCCGCAGAAAAGCGGAGCAGCGGGGGAAACAAGGGGGAAGAATGCAACTGACGTTCCTCGATCCTCCGAGGGCGCGCCTACGCGACCCGGACACCAGCAAGGAGGCTGCCGCGGCCATCAAGGCCAAAGCCGGAACCCATGTGTTTGCCATTGTCAGTTCGCTGCGCCATGCCGGCCCGGCGACGATTGACGAACTTGCAAAGCGCCTCCCGCTCGATTCCGTCGAGTGCGCACGGCGGCTGGCCGATGCCGAGCAAATGGGCATCGCGCAGCCGACGGGGCTGTCGCGGTGCGGGTTGTCGGGCAGGCGGCAGCGGGTATGGAGGGCGGCCAGATGAGCAGGCGCGGGTACATCTATGTGCTTTCCAATCCGTCCATGCCTGGGCTGCTAAAGGTCGGTAGGTGCATTGATGGTGGTCGGGCGCGGGCGAAACAACTGTATCAAACGGGCGTGCCAACGCCGTTCGTCGTGGAATTTGAGCTGCTGTCTGACGAACCGGACGCGGTTGAGGCGGAGGCTCATGAAAGACTGCGCGATTTCCGGGTAAACGGCGGACGCGAGTTTTTCAGTACTGACATCTACGAAGCGAAGCGGGCGGTTATTGAGGCAGAGGTGACGCTTTGCAGTTTGGCGCTCGTCAGCATAGAGGAACTCGATGGGTTGGGGGATCTATACATCATCGCCGAAACACACGGCGCGCACCCGATTGAAGCTGTGTCGGCATTGCGATTCCTTACCGACGAAGAATTCGGGGTGGTGTACCTCCGGTATTTGGAGTGGCGGGGCAAGCGCATGAAAGAGTTGGCGGAGGGAAGGCCGTGAACTACTACCGCCACCACATCGGGGACTATCTGCGCGACACAGCGCACCTGTCGATGCTGGAGGATGCCGCATACCGCCGCATGCTCGACCTGTACTACATGCGCGAGCAGCCGTTGCCGGCGGAAAGTAAGGCGGTCTGTCGGCTGGTTCGAGCAAGGTCGCCCGAGGAGTGCGAGGCGGTTGAGACCGTGCTTGCCGAATTCTTCACGCTTGGAGTCGACGGTTGGAGCCAGAAGCGGGCCGACTCTGAAATCGAGGATATGCGCACAGCGGCAGAGCGCGCGCGAACCAACGGGAAAGTCGGGGGGCGTCCGAGGAAAACCCGGCAGGTTATTCACGAAAACCCAGAAGAAACCCAGTCGGTTATTTCTGGGTTAGCAAAACATAACCCAGACGAAAGCTCTCCATCCTCCAACCACCAACCTCTGGTTACTACCGTAACCGAGGTCGCGCGCGAGGCGGCGCAATCGTTCGATGCGCGCGCCTGTCCACCGGAAATTCACGCGGAGGCGTGGGCCGACTGGATCGCCCACCGCCGCAAACGCCGCAAGCCCGTCAGCGAGCGCGCAGCCGTCGAGCAGTGGCGCGCACTGGCCTGCCTGTCGCCACCGCAGCAGGCGGCGTGCATCGCGCACTCGATCCGAAACGATTACCAGGGCCTGTTCCCGGAGAAATTCGCCAATGCAACCGATCGACCTGACCGAAATCCAAGCGAGGATCGAAGCGCGGCAGGGCGTGTCCGCGCCAACGTCGCCAGAGACCGGGCGGCACGCGCTGCCGCAGTCGCTGGTGGAAACGGTCTGGCAGCTGATGGGCTCGATGTACGGCCACCGCTGGACGTCGAGTTTCGGAGACTCGGTTGATCCTGATCGCGTATGGGCTGCGACTCTCGCGGGGCTGGACGAGGCGCAGGTTCGCCACGGCATGCGGCAGTGCGTCGCGCAGGGCTACGACTGGCCGCCGTCAGCGCCCGAGTTCCGCAAGCTCTGCCTCGGGTCGAGCGACGTGAGTTGGGAGCACAAACGCGTCGAGGCCGCCGACCGGGAGCGCGCAGCGCGGACGCTGACGCACCAGGGGACCGAGGACCGGCGCCGGGAGGTTGCGAGGCTCCACCTGGCCGAGATTCGCCGCACGCTGGGAATGGGGGTTCGCACATGAACGCATGGACGCCAGAACGTCGGGCCGCGTTTTCCGCAAAGGTGCGCAACTGCGAACGAGCAGAGCCAAACCCGTTGTGCGACGACGACCGCCGGCTTATCCGCCGGCTGTGGGACGAGCGACAACGGCTTGCGACTGAAATCGACATCATCCGGCAGCACGCGGACGAGCAAATATCAGTGCTACGCCGCGAGGCGAAGCAGCTCACGATGGAATCGCTCGCGCGGAAGTTCGAGTGCTCAATCACTCAGATCCACGCCATCACGAGGCACAAATGAGCCAGGGCATTTCGACTCTGATTCGCGCCCCCGCCGAGGTTGGCGGCCGGTTGGCTGTGGTGAGCACGGACGTACTGGCGCTGATCGACCGGGGGCCGGTTTTGGTGACTGTGGCGCAGGCGCTCGGGAAGCGGAGCCTCGACCAGAACGCGATGTTCCGTGGCCTGTGCCGGGACGTTGCCGATTGGTGGAACGCGAACCGCGAGGAACCGACCACTGCCGAGGCGGTCGCGCGTGACCTCAAGGTTCAATACGGGGTGATTACGACCGAGTATTCCCCGGTCACTGGCAAGCGGTCGGCGCGGCTGAAATCGACTGCGGAGTACAGCAAGGCCGAAATGGCGTCGCTGATCACCGCCACACTGGCGTGGGCTGCCGGCGAGGGGATACCGCTGCCGGACCCGAGGGGCGAATAATGGCGATCAAAATCACCCCGGCCGATAAATGGTTTTCGATGTGCGTGCGGCTGCGTGCCGGGTGGAAATGTGAAAGATGCGGGTCGCAGCCTGATCGTAGGGGGTTGCACTGCTCGCATTTTCACGGCCGGGGCAAATGGGCCGTCCGCTTCGACCTCGATAACACCGAGGCGCTGTGCATGGGGTGCCACCTGTACCTCACGGCCAATCCTGCCGAGCATAGGGCAAGGATGGCCCTGAAACTTGGTCCGTGGCGCTTTGAGGCGCTTCAGGAGCGCGCTAACGACGCGGGTAGGGGTAGGGTGGCGCGTAGGGAGCAAAAGGCCATTGCGGCGCATTACAGGCGGCTACACGCTGATATGGGTAAAAACGACTGCCGTGACCTGATCGGATACATCTAGGGGGCGTGATGGATGGCGCAAAAATTATTTGCCGTGACTGCGGCCGGGAAATACCTATATCGCAATTACCCATATTATCGCCATACCATAAGCCCCGCTGCCGGCCATGTGATACCGCCGCCAGGCGGAACGCGGAACGGAAGCGACGGCAATGGGAAAAATAATGCCCGTTACCGGCCAGCACTTGGCGCGGCAGGCCTACGCGATCCAAAAGGCGGAAGCCGACTATCACCGGGCGGCGGGCAATATGCCGGAGGCGGAGCGATGCGAAAACCGGGCGGCGATGATCTGGCGGCGGTTCATCGCTCCGCAGGGGCAGCCGAAAATATGTCGCTTGAGGTAATCGATTCATTGCTGAAACTGTGGGCCGGTGCAGAATGGGCCGAAATTAAATCGGTATGGTATTCGCCGGCGTCGTCGGGATTTGGGATGTGGCAAGCTCCGGTAGATTTGGAGGGTGAGCGGATTATGCGGGGCACGCGGGACGACACGGTAATCGATCGGATAGGCCGCTGCATACATTCGATTGGCGAGCCGCATACGGGCGTGATCCGCAGGCTGTACGTGGGGATGGCCGATGTAAGGCGCTGGGAGCGGGCGGCAGCGTTGCGGGCGTTTGCTGCGGCGTGGCAGGCGGAATGATCAGCCCTGTGCACACATACACCACTGTGCTTGCGTCCAGCGATTAGGTTTGCTAGTATTGACCCCGGACAGTTGCGTCCGCAGGAAACCCGCCCCGAGCGGGTTTTTTTGTGCCTGCGAGTTAGTCGGCATCCAGCCGGCGCACGACCCACTCGGATAGCCGGAGGCCGGCTCGTTGTGCCGCCTTCACCCAGGCAGCCTTCTGCCTGGGCGTACAACGGACGTGGAGTATTGCCGTCGCCGGCTCCGCTCCGCGCTGGGCGTTGCGGTTGCCGGCGAGCGGGTGCGGTTTGGTCGGGCTCATTCCGCCGACTCGAACGTAACGCACCACGTATCATGGTCGGACCGGCTCGGCTCTACATACGCCTGCCACACGCCGCCGTCGCGGTCGCGGAAGCAGCCGTACTGGCTGTCGTCCCCGATGTGCTCCGCGCCAGCCTCGGCCTCCACGGCGGCGACGTAGCCGTCGAACCAGTCTGTGAGCGTGTCTTGCGCGGGGATGTGGATGGTTTTCATGCCGTTCTCCTCGTTGCCGGTGCCGCCGGCTCGGTGGACCGCAATGCGCCGTCCATGGGCTCTATTATCCACATTCCACGGCGTTTGTCAACACAAACGGCCAATTATTTTCGAGTGTACGGGGCGTAACTCCGCATGGCCACAAATGAATCACCGGATCACCCAATGATCGACGCCGACCACCTGCGCCGCGAGATCGTCGCGCCCGCGCTGCGGCACATCGGCATGTGGTCACCGGCAGCGGAAGCGCTGCTGCTCGGCACCGCGGCGGTCGAGTCGCGCATGGGCACCTACCTGCGGCAAGTGGGCGGTGGGCCGGCGCTGGGCATCTGGCAGGTCGAGCCGGTGACGCATCTGGACTGCTGGGACAACTGGCTCGACTACCGGCCGGAGATCGCGCGCCTGGTGCTCGATCTGGTCCCTCGCATCTACCGCCTGCCGGATGACTCGCCGGTCCCGGTGGATCCGCAGGCGCTGGCGTCGTGCCCGCTGTACTGCTGCGCGATCGCGCGCATCAAGTACCGGCGCGCGCCTGAGCCGCTGCCGGCGGCGGGGGATTGGGCCGGGCTCCAGCTGTACCACAAGCAGCACTACAACTCGGCGCTGGGCAAGACGCGGATCGGCGACTTCCTTGCGGCGTGCAAGTCGTGCGGGGTGATGGCGTGATCCCGGTCATCCCCGCCCGCCTGGTCACGACTGGCCTGATCCTGATCGTGGCCGCCGCCGCGCTGGGCTACGCCTACGCACAGGGCCGATCGGATGGTGCTGCGCACGAGCGTGCCGAGTGCCTCGACCGCGAGGCCGCGCGCACCTCGCTGGCTGAGCGGCAGCGCCAGGAGTGGCGCGACCAGATCGATGCGCTGGAGGCCGATCGCCGCCGAGCAGAACAGGAGGCAGCTGATGCCATCGTCCAGATCCGCACTGAGTACCTGCCGGGCCGCATCGAGGTTCGCCGCGAGGTGGTCGAGCGTGCTGTGTACCGCGACTGCGTTGTCAGTGACCGCGTGCGCGACATCCTCGACGGTGCCCTTGCCGGTCGGCCCGTGCCCGGAGCCGTCGGTGCTGATCGCGTCGGCCTGCCCGGCATCACTGCCGGTGCTGAGGGATAGCAGCATGGGCGCGCTCGCCGAGACGCTGATGGACGCAGCCGAGACGTATCACGCATGCCGCAGGGCGGCACTGGCAGGGGCGCAGTGAGTGTCGAGATCGTCGTCGCGGTACAGGTGGCTGTGATGCTCTACGCGGTGCGCTCGGTGTGTGCGCACGATCGTCGCCGGCCGTCACCGGATCGACGCAGGGCACTGCGACATGTGATGTGGTGGGCGCTGGCCGTGCTGATCGTCGCGGCGGCGCTGCAAATCGAGAGCGGCGGGCGGCGGTACGTGCTCACGCGGGACATGTGGCACTGGGGCCTGATCGCGGCAGCCATCACAACGGCGCTCGCGGTTCGCCTGCTGGCGGGAGATCGGAGGCGATGATCGATATGGACGGACTGCGCGAGGCGGTGGCGATGGTCAAAAGCGGGGCGCTCGCCGCGTTCGGCGGAATCGTCGGCTACCTGGTCGATGTCGCCAACAAGGACAAGGCTTTCTCGTGGATCGCGTACGTGGTGTTCGTTTTGACCGCGTTTTTCGTCGGGCAGGTGCTCGACTCATGGCTGCCGGGCGATCTACCCGGACGGGGCGGCGTGCTGATGGTTGCCGGTACTACTGCATACCCCGTGCTGCAGGCGCTGCGCACGCAGGTGATCGAGATTATCGAGAGGTTCGGCAAATGACCCGCACCTGGTCGGCGAGCGCCAGAAAGCCGGCGAATCCGAAGCGGCCGACCGTGCGCGTGCAGTAATGCCACGACGCGCCCCACAGCACCGGGCATATGTACCCGCTGCCCGCACGCATGCGCCCAAGCAGGAAAGCAGGCAAAAGCGGCGCGCGCTGCATACGGGCTCGAAGGCCTGGCGCACGTTGCGCGCTGTAGTGCTGGCCGATGAGCTGTACCTATGCCGGCAGTGCGGCCGGTACGGCGATCACGTAGATCACACCAACGGCGATCCGGCAGACAACACGCGAGCAAACCTCGCGGTGCTGTGCCGTGCATGCCACGCAACCAAGACGGCGAAGGAAGATGGCGGGTTCGGAAATCGTAAGCGAGCTGCGGCAGATCCGGCGCGCAATGGGTGAGCTAGTCGAGCTGCAGCGTGCCATGATCGCGGTACTGGCAGCAGACGATGAGCAGCCCGATGGGCCGCTGTATGACCTAGACGGCGCAGCCTGTGGCCGTGAGCGGGACCAGACGCAGCCGCTGTGAGGGTAATTGAAGAATAGGGCAGACATAGGGTAGCTCCCGAAAAGCCGTGTCCGCGGCCTGGTCTGTTCTCCTATCGGACGATCAGATTGGACAACTGATATGCACAAGCTAACGTGCCGCGCCTGCGGCGTGGTGTTTGAGTTCGGCCGGAAGAAAGCATATTGCTCTATTGCGTGCCGCAAGCTGAACCGTCGCGCAAGAGTAAAGCGGATTAGCCCCATCCCAAGGGCGTGCGCGGTATGCGCCAAGGTCTTTACTCCTGGAGGAGGACAATGGCAGGCTAGGTTTTGCACTGCCAAGTGCAGAGATGCTGCGCCGCGTGGTGAGCATTGTATCTGCGATTGGTGCGGCGGACAGTTCCAGCAGTATCGGCCAAGCAAGCCACAGAAGTATTGCTCGCCTAAGTGTGCGAGCGCCGCTAAGTCTGCTGCGGCTTTGTCTGCCAAGCCTAAGCAGGCCGCCACACATAGGTCATGCAGGTATTGCAGTAATGCTGTATCACGAATAGGAAGGTGTTGCCATGAGTGTCGCGCTCGTCTCACTGCTTCCGCAATAACGCGAAAATGCAAGAACTGCGGCAGAGGATACGTTCGCGTTGATACAGCTATTAGAAGGTCTCTATTCTGCTCTGATGAATGTAGGGTCGAGTCGGCGCTGACCGCTCGCAGAAGAGCCAGAAAAAAGGAAAGAGCGCAGTTCAGTAGAACTGACCTATATAGGGCGCGACGCGCAGGCGTTGCATATGAGCCAGTTAATAGACTCTTTGTGTTTGCACGGGATAAGTGGCGATGCCAACTATGCGGGTGCGGCACTCCAAAGTCTTGGAAGGGCAAGAATCAGCCCCGGTCGCCTGAGCTTGACCACATTGTCCCGCTTGCGATGGGAGGCCCACATACATATGCAAACGTGCAATGCGCCTGTCGCAAGTGCAATGCGAAGAAAGGAGGTTATAGGGCAATGGGGCAGATGCCCCTACTCCCCGGGGGGCCTATGAATGTTTATGGCGAAAACGCCACGGTACGAGCACCCCGCTCCGCTTACGTCTCCACAAAATGAGAACCGATCGCAATGGCCAGACCACGCACGCCGACCGCGGTGCTAGACGCCCGAGGTGCATTCCGCCGCAACCCGCAGAGGCGGCGCGATGGTGAGCCAGAATCGCGCGACCCGTTGGGGTCTGCGCCTGACCGGCTGACGGATGTCGAGCGGCAGTGCTGGCTGGAAATAGCAGACAGCGCGCCGACGGGGGTGCTGACCAGGGCCGACCGGCTGACGGTAGAGCAGGCGTCGCGGCTGCTCGCACTGGATCTGGCTGGTGATCTGTCGAGCAGTGACCGCAAACTGTTTCTCTCGGTGCTCGGCAAGTTGGGGCTGAACCCATCTGACCGGGCGCGATTGTCGATCCCGAAAGCGCAGGTAGATGAAAACCCATTCGCTGCGCTCCGTAAATGACTATGCGCGCCGGGTTGTCAGTGGGAAGGTGCTGGCTTGCCGGTGGGTGCAGTTGGCGTGCGCCAGGCATCTCGACGACGTAGAGCAGTCTAAAGCCGGGGATTTTCCTTACCGTTTTGACATTGAGCGTGGTCTGGCGCCAGTTCGATTTATCGAGTGTTTGCCACACGTGAAAGGCAGGTGGGCGGCGAAGCGCGAGAAAATCTCGTTAGAGCCGTGGCAGGCGTGGATTGTGGCCTGTCTGTTCGGATGGGTGCGGAAGTCTGATGGTCTTCGGAGGTTTCGCGAGGCGTATTTAGAAGAACCTCGTAAAAACGGCAAATCTATCATCGCAGCAGGCATTGGCCTGTATTGCATGGTCGAGGACGGGGAATATGGCGCCGAGGTCTACTCGGGGGCCACGACTGAGAAACAGGCGTGGGAGGTTTTCCGGCCGGCCAGATTGATGGCGAAGCAGACGCCCGCCCTGATCAATCACTACGGCATTGAGGTCAACGCCTCGAACCTGTTGCGGCTCGAGGACTTTGCGCGGTTTGAGCCGTTGATAGGCAAGCCCGGGGATGGGGCAAGCCCATCCTGCGCCATTGTGGACGAATTCCACGAGCACGACACGCCGGACCTGTACGACACGATGATGACCGGCATGGGTGCGCGAGAGCAGCCCTTGATGCTGGTCATCACGACGGCCGGCGTGAACATTGCCGGCCCATGCTACGAGAAGCGCGTTGAGGTCCAGCGGATGCTCGACGGCAGCGTCCCGGCTGATCGATTGTTCGGCGTCATTTACACGATTGACGAGGGCGACGACTGGAAGAACCGCAAGGTCTGGGCTAAGGCGAATCCGAATATTGGCGTGAGCATTTCGGAGGAATACCTCGAGGCGCAGGTCGAGCAGGCGATTCGCCAGCCGAGCAAGCAGAGCGCCGTGTTGTGCAAGCACCTCAACGTGTGGGCCGGCGCGAGGTCGGCCTGGCTGAACATGGAGCGGTGGCGGGCGTGCGCCGATCCGACGATCACGCGCGAGCGGTTCGGGCGCGACCCGTGTCATATCGGGCTTGACCTCGCGACGCGGATCGACATCGCGGCGCGCGTGGAGTTGTTTCGGCGCACCGTGGACGGGCTGACGCACTATTACTGTGTCCCTACGTTCTATGTGCCCGATTCGGCGCTGCAGGCCGCGAAGAACGCGCAGGCCTATCGCGGATGGGCAACGGCTGGGCATTTGCAGATTGTTGACGGCGACGAGATCGACTTCGCCGGCATCCAGAACGAGATCCTCGAACTGGCGCCGCAGCTCACGCTCACCGACCTGGCGTATGACCCGTGGCAGGCGACGCAACTGGCGCAGGCGCTGCGCGAACAGGGCGTTGATGCTGTCGAGTTTCGCAACACCGTGGCGAACATGTCTCCGGCGATGCGCGAGCTAGAGGCCGCAATTATGTCAGGCCGATTCCATCATGACGGAAATCCTGTGATGTCGTGGATGGCGGCGAACGTAGTGGCGAAGTCCGACGCGAAGGACAACATTTTTCCTCGCAAGGAGCTGCCTGACAACAAGATCGACGGAATCGTCGCGCTACTGATGGCGATTGGTCGCGCGATGCTCGGCGAGCAGGCCGAGCCGGAATATCAACTGATTATCATCGGGGGGCCGCGATGAACCGAGCTTATTCGCTGTTAGACGTCCGCGCGTTCGACGACGCCACGCGGCAAATCGAGGGCATCGCGAGCACGCCGTCTCCGGATCGCTACGGCGATGTCGTCGAGCCGCTCGGGGCGCAGTTCGCGCTACCGATGGCGCTGCTGTGGCAGCACAACGCGGAGAAGCCGGTCGGGACGGTCGAGTTCGCCAAGCCCACAAAATCCGGCATACCGTTCAAGGCGCGTCTCGCGAGGATCGACGAGCCCGGGACGCTTAAGGATCGCGTCGATGAAGCGTGGCAATCGCTCAAGGCCGGCCTGGTGCGCGCTGTGTCGATCGGATTTCGCTCGATTGAGCATTCGTACATGGAATCCGGCGGTGTCCATTTTTTGAAATGGGAGTGGCTCCAGCTCTCGCTTGTAACCATCCCAGCAAACAGCGACGCGGTGATCACCGCGGTCAAGAAGTTAGACCAGCAGCATATCGCCGCGGTAGGCCGTGCTGTCCGTCTGATCTCTCCCGGCGACTCGGGAACCAAACCAATAGCCCGCACGGGCGCGATTCAACTGATCCCGAGGATATACTCATGAAAAAGCTCAGCGACCAGATCCAGGATCTGGAAAACACGCGCGCGGCGAAGGCCGGCCGCATGTCCGACATTACTCAAAAGTCGATCGACGAGGGCCGGTCGATGGACGAGGCAGAAGCGGAGGAATTCGACACCATCGACGGCGAAATCAAGCTGCTGGACGGGGACTTGGTGCGACTGCGCCGCCTCGAACACCTTAATGTCCAGCGCGCCGCGCCGGTCGAGCAGTCCCGTTCGCAGGGCAACGCCAGCGAGCAGCGCAGCGTCAGCCGTCCGGCCATTGGCGCGCCGACGATCATCCTGAACCGCGAACCGGAGGAGAGGTTTGCCGGGCAGAACTTCACCCGCATGGTAATCGCCCGCACGCTGGCGCAACTCGACCGCGATAACCTCGCAACGGAGGCCCGCAGCGCGGTGGAGATCGCTCAGCACCGCTGGGGTGCGACCAACCCGACGCTGGTGAACGTGATCCGCGCATCCGTTGCCGGCCACGGTGCGGGTTCGGGCGAGGCGGGTGCCGAACTGGTGCAGGCGGATGCCCGTTTCACCGGGGACTTCATCGAATACCTGTACGCACAGACGGTCTACAACCGACTGGGACTGCGTGAGGTGCCGGCGAACGTCACCATCAAGGGCCAGGACGGCGCGGCCACTGGGTACTGGGTGGGCGAATCGAAGGGCATTCCGGCCAGCAAGGCGGACTTCTCCACGGTGTCGCTCAGCCCGCTGAAGGTCGCTGCGCTCGCGGTGGCCAGCATGGAGTTGCTGCGCGACTCCACGCCGGCGGCAGAGCAGCTGATCCGTGACGCGCTTGTCGCGGCGGCGGCGCAGCGTATTGACGGCACGTTCGTCAGCGCGACCGCTGCGAGCAACGGGATCAGCCCGGCGGGGCTGCTGAACGGCGTGACCGCGTTTGGCTCGTTTGGATCGGACGGGGACGCGCTGCGCGCGGACATCAAGACGTTGTACGGTCCGTTCCTGTCCGCCTACAACGCAATGGGGCTGACGTTCGTCATGAACCCCGCCACCGCGAAGGCCATCCAGCTGATGACCAACGCACTTGGGCAGACCGAGTTCCCCAACATCACCACCACGGGCGGCACGCTGCTCGGCGATCCGGTGGTCACGGGGGACAACGTCAACGCATCGCACCTGATCCTGTGCAAGCCGAGCGACATCTGGCGCATCGGCAGCATGGGTATCGAGGTGTCGCTGTCGCGCGATGCGACGATCGAGATGGCGACGGACCCGGCTGCGGCATCGGATACCCCGGTTGCTCAGGCGAACTACCCCGTCTCGATGTTCCAGACGGCATCGGTTGCGCTGCGGGTCATCATCCCGATGAACTTCGCGAAGCGCCGCACGCATGCGGTCCAGTACATCAACGAGGCGAACTACGGTAACACCGTCTCCAGCGACTGATTCCGCCTGGTGGGCCGCGGGCGAGCGCGGCCATTTTTTTTGCAGAGGTGCCCATGAACCTGATCGCGTCCAGACCGTTTCCGTACCGCGGGTCGCGGCTCAGTGCGGGGCAAGAATTCACCGCCAACCGCCGGGACTCCCGGGTGTTGGTTGCCATCGGCTACGCCACGGCGCGAGTCGGCCCCGAACCGGACCCAGAACCGGACCCAGAACCGGAACCTGTGCAACGGCGCACGTATCGGCGCCGTGACATGCGCGCGGAACAGATCGAGGGCGTGTGATGCGATTGCTCGGATTCGAGATCACCCGCCGCAAACCGCCCGTGGTCACGAAGGCGCTGGCGCAATCCGTTCAGGACCGCGGTTGGTGGTCCATGATTTACGATGCATGGCCTGGCGGCTGGCAGGCGAACGCGTCCGATGCAATCTACTCGCAGGACACCGTATTGGCCTATCACGCGGTCTATGCCTGCATCACGCTGATCGCCAACGACATCGGGAAGCTCCGGCACAAGCTCGTCGAGCAAGACCCGAAAACGCGGATCTGGAGCGAGACGACGAATTCGGCCTTCTCGCCCGTGCTGCGCCGCCCAAACAACTACCAGAACCACATCCAATTCAAGGAGTGGTGGATCACCTCCAAGTTAATCAACGGCAACGCCTACGCGCTGAAGCAGCGCGACGGCCGCGGCGTGGTGACGGCGCTGTACCTGCTCGACCCGCTGCGCGTGAAGCCGTTGGTGACGCCGACGGCGGAGGTTTACTACGAACTGAAGTCCGACAATATGGCGGGTCTGGAAGCTGAGAATGTTGTCGTGCCGGCGTCTGAAATCATCCACGACCGGATGAATTGCCTGTTCCATCCGTTACTCGGGGTGGGGCCGATCTTCGCCTGCGGTGCTGCCGCAAGTCAGGGGCTGCGGATCATCGAGGATCAGAACAGCTTCTTTGCGAACCACGCGCACCCGGGAGGCATGCTGTTGGCACCGGGTGCGATTTCGCAAGATACCGCAGAGCGGCTCAAGACCTATTGGAACGAGAACTTCTCGGGGGACAACGCCGGCAAGATCGCGGCGCTCGGTGACGGCCTGAAGTACGAGCCGATGCGCATGACGGCGGCCGATGCGCAATTGATTGATCAGCTGAAATGGACGGCGGAAATCGTATGCAGCGCCTTCCACGTACCGCCGTTCAAGATCGGGCTCGGAATCATGCCGACGTACCAGAATGCTGAGGTGCTGAACCAGATCTACTACGCGGATTGCTTACAATCCTTGATCGAGCAGTTTGAGGCGTGCATGGACGAAGGGATGGGGCTGGATACGCCGACTGCTGGCAGGCAGATGGGCGTGGAGCTCGATCTTTCCGGGCTGTTGCGCATGGACCAAGCAACGCAGATCAGGACTCTCACCGAGGGAGTCAAGGGCGGGCTGTGGACTCCGAACGAGGCGCGCAGCCAGGTCGATGCTGCGCCGTTGGCCGGCGGCGATACGGTGTACCTGCAGCAGCAGTATTACTCGCTGGCGGCATTGGCGGAGCGTGATGCGCGTGATGATCCGTTCGGCGGCACTGCGCCTGCCCCGGCGAACGATTCCGCGCCCGATGAACACGTGAAGGCAGAGTTGAATAACGAGCTCGCGCGTCGCGAAGTTTCCCGGAGGTATATCCGTGCTGCCGCTTAGCGTTGTCGAAATGGCTGATGTCATTGAGTCTGCTATCAGGTCTGCATGTGATCCGCTGCTGGAGCGCATCATTGAGCTAGAGTCGCGCGCCCCCGGTGAGCCTGGCGCCCCCGGTGAGCCTGGCCGCAGTGTCAGCGTCGATGAGGTGCTGGCCTCGCTCGAGCCCCGCGTCGAGGCGCGAGTGGCGAGGTATCTGCTCGAGGTCGAGCGGCGCGCGATGGACATACTGCACCGTGAGATAGACCGCATGCCGTCGCCGCCGCGTGGCGAGCGGGGGGCGCAGGGGCCTGCGGGTGCGGTCGGCCCGGCAGGGCCGTGCGGCGATCGCGGCGCGGATGGACTAGGGTTCGATGATTTGCGGATCGAACAACATGAGGATCTGCGGACGTTCAGCGTCGTGTTCGAGAAGGGAGCGGAACGCCGAGAATTCACGGCATCGCTACCGGTTTTGATTTACCGCGAAATATGGCGCGAGAATGAGAAATACAGCGCGGGCGATGCGGTCACGTTCGGCGGCTCGCTGTGGATCGCGAAGGCGGCCACGAAGACCAAGCCGGGCGACGGCAGCGCGGACTGGCGACTGGCCGTGAAGAAAGGCCGCGACGGGAGGGACGCCGGAAAATGATGCTGGTCACGCTTGCCTCCGTCAGCGACTACGTCCGCCGCGACAGCGACGACGACGACGCCGTGCTGACCGCGCTGGTCGAGGCCGCGAGCGAGGCCGTCGTCAACTACCTCGGCGACCAGGCGGAATCCGTGCTGGCCTACGACTCGAACGGCGTGCTGCTCGAGGACTCGAACGGCATCGCGATCGACGTGCCTGCTGCCGTGCAGGCGTCTGTACGGTATCTCGCGGCGTGGTTTTACCGTAATCGGGATGCCGATACCGAGGGTGCATTTCAGCCCGGCTATCTGCCGGCGCCCGTGACCGCCATGCTGTATCCGTTGCGCGACCCGGTGATCGCATGACGCTCGCGGCGGGGCGGCTGAACAAGCGCGTCACACTGCAGTCGCCCGTGCTGGATCAGGACACCGCCACAGGGGCGCTGGCTACGGTGTGGGCGGATCAAGCGGTCGTATGGGCCGCGATCGAGCCGATTTCTGTGCGTGACTTCATCGCAGCGGACGAACGCCAGTCCCGCGTGACGGCGCGGATTGTCATTCGACATCGGAGCGACGTAGACGCCAGCTGGCGCGTCACGCATGGCAGCAAGGTCTATCAGATCGTCGGCGTGCTGGCCGATCAGGATTCGGGCCGTGAGTTCATCACGTTTGCCGTCGGCGAAGGCGTCAATCCGGGCGGCGGCTGAGTTCGCGGGCCTGTGGCGCGGGCAGACCGTCGTATGTCTCGCGAGCGGCCCGTCGCTCACGCCGGGCGATGTGGCAACGGTGCAGATGTCCGGGCATGTGGTCATTGCGGTCAATTGCACGTTCCGCGTTGCGCCGTGGGCGGCGGTGCTGTACGCGATGGATCGCGGGTTCTGGCAGCACTATCTGCCGGAGATCGAACGCACGTTCTCTGGTGCGCGTGTGGGTATGCACCTGATGCCGGCCCGTTACCGTCTGGCTACGATGAAGGGCGTGTCGGGGTTTCGTCCGTACAACAACTCTGGCGCCGGCGCGATCAGTCTGGCGCAGTACGGTGGTGCGTCGCGCGTCGTGATGCTCGGCTACGACCTACAGCATACGGGCGGGCGGGCGCATCATCATGCGGACCATCCTAGACCACTCGGCAACGCGCGTCAGACATCCGTGGACAGGTGGTTGGTGCGCTTCAGTGAGTTGCGCACGCGCCTTGATGCCGCAGGGGTGGAGTACGTCAACTGTTCTCGCGCCACCGCACTGGACTGGCCGCGTATGACGATCGAGGAGGCGTTGCGTGCGCGAGGCTGAGGAACGCGCGAAGTATCAGCAGATATGGAATCTGCCGGAGTACCGGGAGCGCTCCCCGGGGCTGCGTCACCTCCCAGACGCACTCCGCGTGCTGCGCGCGTCGCGGGGGGCGAGCGTCACGGACTGGGGGTGCGGAACGGGGGCGGCAGCCGAGGCGCTTTCAGCGCTCGGGTTTATCGTGCGTTGCGTGGACATCGCGGATAACGCGTACGGCGGCGCGCTGCCGTTCGTGCGCGCGTGCCTGTGGGATCTGCCGCCTGATCTGGGGCGGACGGACTACGGGTACTGCGCCGACGTGATGGAACATTTGCCGCCTGAGCATGTCGAGGCGGCGTTGCAGGGCATCGCCAAGCGCACGCGCCAGGCGTGCTATTTTCAAATCGCGCTGTTTGACGACCACTTTGGTTCGCAGATCGGGGATACGTTGCACCTGTCAGTATTCCCACCGGCATGGTGGCGCAGGCGGCTGATGCGGTACTTCCGCATCGTGCGTTGCCGCACTGTTCGCGGACGGCACCTGTTTGCGGTCGCGCGGCCGTGAGGGAGTGGATGCGCTGGCGCGGGCAGACGGTGGTGTGTCTTGCCAGCGGACCAAGCATGACGCAGGCGGATGCCGAGTATGTGCGTGGCAGGGCGCGGGCGATCACAGTCAATTCGACCTGGCGGCTCGCCCCGTGGGCAGACGTCCATTACACCAACGACCATGATTTGCTTGCGGCGCAACTGCCGGAGATGCAGCAGCGGGCTCATGGGGAAATATGGTGTGGGCATCCTACCTGGCGGCAGGATGGCGTGCGGTCCATACCGTACAACAAGCGGGTGCGGGGCGTATCGCGGGTTCCCGGCGTGCTGGCGTGGGGAGGAAACAGCGGGTATGCGGCCATGAACCTCGCGTTCCAGTTCGGCGCGGCACGGATCGTCATGCTGGGCTTCGACCAGTCGGACGCCGCGGGTGCGCACTGGCACGGCGAACACCCGGACGAGTACCGAAAGGCGTTCAACTGGCCGATGTGGTCTGAGCGGTTTGCGGAGGCGGCGCGGGATTATGTGCGGCTTGGCGTGGACGTGGTGAATTGCTCGCGCCACACGTCGCTGGCCTGTTTTCGGATGGCGGATCTGGAATCCGTGCTATGACGCTGCAACTGCTCACCGCCACAGGCTGCCGTCCGGCCGCGTGGGCGCTGTGTGAGCGATGGATGGCGCGGCAGACCTATGCTGGTGCTGTGCGGTGGGTCATTGTCGATGATGGAGTCGAGCCGCAGCCGGTCACGTTTGGCCGGCCTGGTTGGGACGTGATTATTATTCGCCCGTCTCCGCGCTGGGAGCCGGGGCAGAACACGCAGGCCCGCAATCTCATCGCAGGCCTGACGGCGGTCACGGACGCAGACCCGCTGATCGTGATCGAGGACGACGACTGGTACGCGCCCGATTATCTGGAGTGGGTGGCGGACCAGTTTGCCACGCACCGCGTACACATGGTCGGGGAATCGTTCGCGCGGTACTACCACGTAGGACGCGCAGTGGGCCGGCAGTTGGACAACCGGCGCCACGCCAGCCTGTGCAGCACGGCGACGTGCGGCCCCGGGACTGCGGTATTCAGGCGCGTCGTGGGACGGCGGAAAAAGTTCATCGATCTGGAGTTGTGGCGCTCATTCCAGGGGCTGCGCCGGCTGGTGCGGGGCGCGCGGGTGTGCGGCATCAAGGGTATGCCTGGGCGCGACGGCATAGGTGGGGGGCACAGCGATTCGTTCCACGGCCGCGCGGACCCGCACGGCGATCTGCTGCGCGAGTGGGTGTGTGGCGACGCGGAGGCGTATCTGCATGGCAACTGATCTTGTGCGCATCGAGGGCCTCGACAGCGTCATGAAAACGCTGCGCGAACTGCCGGCAGAAGTCGTAAGCAAGAACGGCGGGCCGGTACGCGCCGCACTTAGGCGTGGCGCGGTGATCATCCAGAAGCAGGCGATGGCCAATGTGCAGGAGATCGTCGATACGCCGAACGTCGATGGACGTTTCGTTTCAACCGGCCTGGCAAAAAAATCGATCCGCATCAAGCGCGTGCGCCCGCTGAACAAGCAGCGGGGCGAGGCATTCATTGTCTCCGTCAGGTCGCAGCGCTACCCAAACCGGACCATCCAGCGCAAGGGCCGCAAGGGGGCGGACCTGAAAACCAACGACGTGCTGTTCATGCTGGAGGCGGGGACCGAACGCAGAAGGGCGATGCCCTGGATGCGCCCGGCGTTCGAGGCGAAAAAGGGCGAGGCGCTGCAGGTGTTTGCCACGGAGTTGCCTCGCGCAATTGATCGGGCAGTGAAGAAGTTGGCCAAGCGAAACGGGGCACGAACCTGATGTATCCGCCGGTTTTTGAGCTGCTCTCCGCGTCGTCAACGGTGGCCGGCTATGTGGATGAGCGCATCTATCCGCACGGCTACGCGCCGCAGCGGGTCACAGTGCCTTATGTCACATGGGACGTGATGGGCGGTGCGCCGGAAAACAACCTCACAGCCGTCCCTGATACGGACAGCATCGTGGTCCGCGTGCGCGTATGGAGCGATGACGCACAGGCCATCTATGCCATTGGGCAGGCTGTGCGCGATTGCCTCGAGCCTGAGGCGCATATGGAAGACGTACCAATGACCGGCAGGGACCCGGAAACGTTGCGCGCATGGCTGGCGATGACGTTCCGGTTCTGGACCGCGCGTTTCGACGCAACCAGCTCATCTAGCTGACAACAACCACCCGATACCCCGAATTCGGTAGGCATGTGCCTGCCGTGGTCGCGCGCGTGCGCATTTTCTGAGGAAACATCTATGAGCACCCTGAAGACCCAAGGCACGCGCTTGTATTTCGCGTCGCCCGCATCCGCATCCAGCTCCGACGCCGATGGCGTGGTGATCATGTACGTCACCTGCCCGACCGGTATCCAGGGGCTTGGGGGTGCGGCCGATCAGATCGACACGACGTGCCTTGATGCCACCGAACGCACGTTCGTGCAAGGGATTTTGAGTCCGGGGCAAATCACGGTGCCGTTTAATTTCGATCCGTCCGCCGCCTCGCACCAGGAGCTGATGTTGCTGCGCGACGCCGGGACCGTGGTCAGTTGGATGGTCGTGTTCTCTGACGCTGTGACCGCAGGAACGCTTCCAACGTCCGTTGACTCGGATGATCGGCTGGTTTCTGCAGGATCGACTACCGCCGAGTTTCTTGGCTACGTGAGCGACGTGACGATCGACATTCAGACGAACGAGATCGTGCGCGGTTCTCTGGTGATCCAGCGCTCCGGCGCGGTGGCGTGGGATTGGCCATAACAGGCGGAACGGCGATCCATAACGGCGATCTGGATTCCGGCCCCGCTGGCTCTGTGCTGTCTCGCCGTGGCGCATCCGGCGGGTGTCCGGTTCCTGAGGTGTGAGTGATGAGCTACTTCGATGATCTGATCGATGGATCGCTGATCCAGCGCGAGTTATCGGTGCGCGGAAAAACCGTCCCGACGTGGTGGAAACCGCTCACCGCAGGCCAGCGGGTGGAGTTGTTACGCGGGCAGGTGGTCAAGAGCAATGGCGAATCGGCGTCTGTGGTGGAGGTGGACCTGGCGCAGTCCGCAGAACGCTCGCAGCGCATGGTGGTTATGACGCTGTGCACGGAGGACGGGCAGGCGGTGTATCGCGCGCTGAAGGATCTGCAGTCCGACCCGTCGTGGCTGATCGATGAGCTGGTCGAGCTTGCGCGCAAGGTGCACGACGAGGGAAACGGCTAGACCTCGCGGACGAATGGCATAGGTGGCTGGTGCGTCTGTCGCTGATCATGCGCCGGCCCGTTCACGAGGTCATGACGTGGCCACTTTGGGTCACGCGGGTGTATGCCGAGTTCCTGGGCCGCGAGCCGCTGCCAGAGGAGCGTATCGAGCTCGGGCTGGCGCAACTGACAGCCAACTACGTCGCGGTCCACCGTGCGCCTGGATCGCCCGCGCCGCGTCCTGCTGATTTCCTGCTCGCCCGCGATGCCTGGCGCGACGCCGGGGATGGGTACACCGAAACCGATCTGGCCATCATGAGGCAGCTGCTGAAATGAAAATATCAGTCATCCTCGAGGCGCTGACCGGCCGGTTCGAGACGGACATCAAGCGGGCGTCGAAAGAGTCGGAACGCGCGTTCCGGCGCATGAAGTCCGAGGCGAATGCCGCGGCGAAGGTGATCGGCGCGTCGTTGGCAACGGCGGCGGCGGGGGCCGCCTACGCGATCAAGGGTGCCATCGACGAGATGGACCAGATCAGTAAAACGGCACAGAAGATCGGCACTACCACTGAGGCGCTTTCGGCACTGCAATACGCCGCGAAGCTGTCCGACGTATCTGTAGGCCAATTGCAGGCCGGCATGACGCGCCTGGTGCGCGCACAGGCGGAGGCGGCGCGGGGCACCGAGCGGTACGTCGATCTGTTCGGCGCGATCGGCGTTGCGGCGCTGAATGCTGACGGGTCGCTGCGCAACTCGGCTGACGTGATGACCGATCTGGCGGACGTGTTCGCCTCGCTGCCGGACGGGGCGACGAAAACCGCGCTCGCGGTCGAGTTGCTCGGCAGATCGGGGGCCGACCTGATCCCGCTGCTGAATGGCGGGGCGACAGGGCTGGCCGAGATGCGTATCGAGGCCGAGCGGCTGGGGCTTGTGATCTCCGGCGAGGCGGGGAGGGCAGCAGAGGAATTCAACGACAACATCACCCGCATGGGCGCCGCTGTCCGTGGAGCGGCAATTGAGGCCGGGACGCAACTTCTGCCGGTGCTGAGTGACTTGTCCGGGCAAGTGGTTTCGATGGCGAAAGACCCAGCGTTCCGCGACGGGCTAGCGGATGCGCTCCGGGGTATCGGCGAGGCGGCTATCGCCACAGCGAACGGGATCGCCGCGCTGGCGGGCACGATGCGGTTTTTCGGTGAGTCGGTGGCCGCATGGGTCAGCGGCCCGGCCGTTGGAGACTTGCCGCGCATCGATGATGCGGTCGCGGAAATCGAGCGCAAGCTAAAGCGGCTTGACGATATGCGCAAGGCGAGCGGCACAAGCGGATCGAGCGATGAGCCTGCGCTGCGGGCAGAGCTGGAGCGATTGCGCCAGATGCGCGACGTGACGCGCGAACTGGCGGCGGCGAAGCGGGACGTCGCCGCGGTCGTCCCTGCGAGCGGGACCGCCACGCCGCGCGCCATCGGCAGGATCTTCGCCCCGAGCGCCGGGACCGCAACGCAATCGAGCGGCCCGAAAAAGCAGTCCACCCGCCTGCGCGACATCTACCTGCAGCAGGCCGACGAGGGGCTGCGCGAGGTCGAGGAACGTTACCGAGAGCACGCTCGCATCCTCGATGGCGTTGACCGTCTGCGACTGGAGGCGATGGATGAGCATTCGCGTTCTGTGGTGCTGCTGCGCGAGAAATACGGAGAACTGACTGCCGCAGTGCAGGCTGGGGTCGTCGAGCAGCAGGAGGCAGCGCAGATTGCCGCAGGGCTTGCGCAGCAGTGGAGCGAGCACGTTAAAACCGAGACGGAGAGCATGAGCGAGTTCGCGAAGGCTGCGGCGCAAAATATGCAAACGGCGTTCGCGGACTTCCTGTTCGATCCGTTCTCGGGCTCGCTGAAGAGCATGGCCGCTGAATTCGCCGGGGTGCTGCGCAGGATGGCGGCGGAAATGCTCGCGGCCAAAATTTTTGGCTCACTCGGCAAGGCGGGCGAGGGGAAAACCGGCGTCATGGGCTCGCTGCTCGGGTTCTTCGCTGGAGCGAAAGACGCGGGCGGATCGGTCCCTGCTGGCCAGTTCGCACTGGTCGGTGAGCGCCGGCCGGAGTTGGTGGCAGGCCCTGCGACCGTCATGGGCGGCGCGCAGACGGCCTCTATGCTGCGGCCGCGTGATCGAGGCGACACGAAGATTCGGCTGATCTCGATCACGGACGCGCAGAACTTCCACGACTTCCTATCCAGCGATCCCGCAGAGCAAACCTTGATCGCGTTCGCCGAGCGTAATCAAGGATTTTTTCGTCAGTTGGTGGCCACGTGACCCTGTGGCCATTCTGCCCACGCCCGGAGTTCACGGAGGCTCTCACGTGGCGCACGGACGTACTGCCGACGTATTCCGCTGAGCAGCGCGTTAGGCTGACGCACACGCCGCGTCAGGCGTTCGGGTATGAGTTCGGCATGACGCATCGCCAGTTCGAGCGCGCGCGCGTCCTTATGGCATCCAATGGTGCCGGGGAATGGGATCTGCCCGTATGGGCAGAACGCCAGCGTGTGACGTGCGCAGGCGGCGCAGGAACGATTGCCGTCGATACCACCGCCTCGGACTACCGGGCAGGCGGCAAGGCGCTTCTATGGGCCTCTGATGAGGCCTGCGAGCTGGTCACGATCGACGCCGTAAATGCATCCTCTCTTGTGCTGGATGGCGTTACGGTGGCCGCCTACACCGACGCACTGATCGTTCCTGTGCGCACCGCGTACTGCTTGGGCGGACTCACGTCCACCAGGCCCGCCGGCCCCATCGTCAGCGTGCAAACCGAATGGCTCTGCTACGATGGCGTGGACCTGTCGGACGGGTCGCTGTATAGCACCTACCGATCGCACCCACTAGTAGACGACTGCCCGCGCGTTGGGCAATCCGCGTTTTCCGAACGGGTTGCTGTTCCGTCGTCGATGGTCGATAACGGCCTCTCGCCTCCCAAGGTGTTCGCCACTCGGTCCATTCCTGATCGCGCCGTCGGTATGGCATGGATGCCGCAGACCCTTCCCGATCTGTGGGCCGTCCGGTGCTGGCTGCACAGCATCCGCGGCGCGCAAAAGGCGTTCTGGCTGCCCATGTGGACGCGCGGAATCACGCTGGCAGCAGACATCAGCGCGATCGACACCACGATCGCCATCCGCTCACTCGGCCTGAATGGCGTGGCCGAAGCTGGCGATCTGTTCCTGCGCACGCGTTCGGGGGCGGAGTACACGTTCCGGTATACTTCGGTTGCCGCGTCAGGACAGAACGACGTGCTTACCCTGTCTGCCGCTGCCGGCGCGTCTATCGCTGCGTCTGCGGTAGACGTGCTGTGCCCGCTGCACTGTGTCCGGCTCGAGCAGGATCGCGTCGAATTTGCGCACCTGTACCGCGGCCGTGACCGCCAGATCACCACCATCCAGCTGCGCGCGATCGAGGTTCCTGTGCCGTGACCTACGAAACCGACGAACTCAGCATCCAGTCCGGCGCACCCGTCGAGCTCTACACCTTCACGCGTGGCGGCGTGGTCATCGGGCGCTACACGTCCGGCGAGGCGGAGGTGACGGTAGACGGAGACACATACAGCACCTACCCCGGCGGTCTGGCGCGCGGAGAGATCAGCATCAGCGGCGAGCGTGGCCGGGCTGCGCTGCGCATCACTGTCGCGCGGGATCATCCCGTCGCATCGCTGATCCATCTGCGCCCCCGGACTGGTGTGATCGGCTGCACCGTCAGCCGCTACCACCGCGGCGATGATACGGACGTGATCGTGATCTACGCCGGCCGGGTGCTGAGTGCGCGCCGTGGAAGGAGCGGAGAGCGCATCCTGGTGGTCGAGCCGCGATCCGTATCACAGCAGCGCATCGGCCTGCACCGGGTATGCCAACCCGGGTGCAACTGGCAGCTGTACGGCCCGCACTGCCGCCTCGATATGGGCGACTGGGGCCACGCGACCACGATCGTCAGCGTGAGCGGCACCGCGCTCGAAGTCGCGGACGTGGAGAGCGGCATGCCGTATGCCGGCGGGATTGTGGCGTTCACAGAAGGGGGGATTACCGATTACGCCTATATCGAGGAGGCGGACGGCACGGCGCTCACGCTCGATCTGCCGCTCTACGGTGCCGAGGCGAGCGAAGCGGTCACGCTCTATCCGGGCTGCGACTGGACGATGGCCACGTGCGACGCAGTGTTCAGCAACAGCGTGAACTTCGGCGGCCGATTGCATCTGCCCGATCTGAACCCCGTCACGCAGAGCGCGTTCTGACATGGATTTCCTGACGTACTTAACCGTCCTCGTTGCAACCACGCTGATTCAGCGTGCGCTCGCCCCGAAGATCCGAACCCCCATGCCGGCGCTCGAGGATTTCCAGGTGCCGACGGCGGAGTACGGGCGCTCGATTCCGTGGCTGTTCGGCACGCGGAAGATCAAGGACCCAAATATCATTTGGTATGGCGACCTCGATCGCCACGGCAAAACCAAAGACGGCGCGAAGTACTACACGTACTACATGGGCCTGCACCTGGAGATTTGCATCGGCCCGGTCGACAAGGTGACCGCCATCGATTACGGCGAGAAACGCGCCTGGACCGGCGAGGTGACCTCGAGCGGGCAAATCACCATCAGCCAGCCGAAACTCTACGGCGGGCGCTACAAGGAAGGCGGGATCGACGGCTATTTCGATCTGTGCTTCGGCGAAGCCGCCCAGGCTGTGAACGGCTACCTGCAAGCGCAAATCGGCACGCCGCTGAGCGCCTTCCGCGATTCATTCTGCATCGTCGGGCGCAAGCCGAGCCTCGCCGCCAATAGCACCCTGATTCGCCCGATCCAGCCCACCGTGCGATGTATCACCGCTGGGTGGCCCGATGACACGTGCTGGTATCACGAGACCGCGATCATTCCCGAGGACGAGTCAACCGGGTACTGCTATGACGAGTATTGCTCGAGCACCGGCGGCGGGATCTCGCTCGATTACTGGTGGTCGCTTGACCAGGACCTGAGCGCCGGCAACGCGTCGAACAAGGGCGTGGAGGCTGGCGGAACGCTGGTGCTGAAAAGCCACACCAGCGGCGCCACCTTCAACGCCACGCCAGTCACGCTGAATACCGAAAACAACGGCGCCATGTACCGCAACGGCGCCACGGGCAACGGCTGGATGAACGTGGCCGACATCGCCGTGCAGCCGCTGTTTCCGTTCACGGCCGGCGTGTGGTTCAACCTGCATTCCCAAACAGAGCAAATTCTGTTCAAGAGCAACGTCGGAGGGACCCAGGGGTTCTGGCGCGGCGTCGACATTTACGCCGAAGGCACGTCACGCATCAGCGTGGTGCTGGGTGACGGCATTGGCGGCAGCTATCGCCTGCAAACACCCGCCGACACTATCACCGGCACCGGCGACCACTTCGTCGTGCTGTATTGCGACCCGGGGCTTTCCCTTATGGGCACGGTTGCATCGCTGAAGCTCTACATTGACGGCGAGCTGCAACCGCTGACCTACTACGCAGGAACCGCGACCGGCATCGCGTGGCCGCTCACGCCATCCAACCCGTCCGGGTGGACCGGCATTGCTTTTGACTGGTCGGGCGGGGATACCTACGGCAAGCAACCAGAGGGCACGCGCGACGAGCCATTCTTCCATTGGGGCGAACTGAGCGCCGGGGCGATCCTCGAGATGTACCGCCGCGGCTCGGGCGTGTGCGGCGGCGGCCAGGACATGAACCCGGCGCACATCATTTACAAGGTCTGGGTCGATACGCACCAGGGCATGGCAGAGGACCCGGCCAACATCGATGCCGTTGCGATGGCCTACGCCGCGGACATTTTTTTCGACGAGCGCACGGGCCTGTCGATGTACTGGGCACGCCAGTGCGCGATCGAGGAATTCATCGGCGAGGTGTGCCGCCACGCGGGCGCGCTGCAGACGATCAATCCGCGCACTGGCCAACTGAAGATCGTAGCGTTGCGCGACGATTACGATATCTCCAGTCTGGACGCGCTGACAGAGGATGACGTGATCGAGGTCGTCGAGTGGCAGGATGCCGCGGACGGCGAAGCGGTGAATACGATCACAGTGCGGTGGGTGGACCGCGACGGCGCAGCTCAGGCGACGACCTACACCAACCGCGCGAGCGTGCAGCAGCACGGTGTGATCGCCGAGACGCGCGACTACCCCGGCATCGCAACAGAGGCGCGGGCGCGACGCGTGGCGAAGCGCGACGTGAAGGAAGCAAGCTCCAATTTGTCGAAGGGCAAAATCAAGGTCAACCGCGCAGGCTGGGATAAGTTTCCGGGCGACGTGTTCATCTTCTCGCACGCGCCCGAGGGGATCGAGGAGATCGTGCTGCGCGTGCTGGAGATCGACACCGGCACGCTGACAGATGGCGCGATCACGCTGACGGTGGTGCAGGACGTTTTCTCTTTGCCGCTCGACGTGCCGGAAATCAGCGAGCAGGGCAATGAGTGGACCACGCCATCTACGGCCCCAGCAGAGGCCACGACCGCGACCCTGATGGAACTGCCGTACTGGGCACTGCTTGACGCGCTGGGCGTCGCCGAGACGGGCACGCTCGGCGACGGGGCGGGGTATCTCGCCGCGCTCGCCGCCAAGCCGACACCGCTCACGACTGACATTGACATCTGGGCGCGCATCAGCCCGGCGAGCTATGCGGAGGTGCGCCCCGAGCAGGTCTGCGCGCCGTCCGCTATGCTGGCGTCGGCGCTCGACCGCGCGACCGATACCGATATACAACTCGACGACCTGAGCCAGATCGAAGACGTCGAGGTCGAC